GATAGATTTAATAATATCAAACTTATCGTTCAATTCATCTTCCCTAAAAAATAATGATCTAAAATTATTACTAGAATATACTAGCCTCTTCATGATATGATAGTTTTTATCTAATTTAGTAGCATCGCTATGCCAGTATAGTCCATCTATTTCTATTAATAAATTATCTATTTTAAAGTCTGATATATAAACCCCGTTATCATGAGAAACCCTATGTTGTTGAGAATAACTAATATTTTCTTCATCTAACCAGTTTTTTAAAATTTGCTCTAGAGAACTATATCTATTACCCTTTTCCATAGTGGTAGCAACTTCAAAACCATATTGAGATACCAACTGATTAAATCTACTGAGACAATATCCTGTTTCTTCTGCCCACTCTTTACTATTTTTATTTTCATAAAATCTAGCATTACCATTAGAAATCATAGTATTAACAATCTTCTTTTTAACCTCTATATTCTTAGTAGCACTAGTATATCCATATCTTTTTAAATTAGTTTCTTTAGTAGCCTCTTTAAATATTTCTACCTGAGCTACATTTTTGACCCCGTACTTAATTAGATTAGTATTTTGTTTCAATATCTCATTATTAGGATCTTTTGCATGATGACTAACTCCCCGAACTCTAAGATTAGTATCTTTAATTTTTTGTTTAATATCTTCATTCTGAAACACATTATCTGTACCAAATCTCTCTAGATTAGTTCTATTTCTATTTTCTGATATTTTTATCTTATATGATGGTCCATACTTTTCTATTAGGGTCTTATCTTTTTTATCCTGTAGTTTACCCTTAGTATCTAGACCCCAGCTCTTTATGGTTCTATTCAGAGATGATCTTGGAATACCCAGTTTATTAGATATATTAGATATTGACCACCCCTCTGAGATCATAAGAATAATATCGTCCTTATTACTATTTATTTTAAGACTTTTAGGATTATCTAATCTTTGAGATGAATTCTTTACTCCGTGCAACAATAGACTTATTTCTTCTCTTTTTTTAAATTTACATTGTTCACAACAGTCTTTATCTAGTACCTTGTTCTGAATATATCTAGCCTTATTACTTTTAATAATATGCTTATGGCAGTAATCACAATCAACTATAATGCTCTTGTTAGAACACTTGCTAAGGTCTTGTGGATAGTATTTATATTCACTGTATGTTATATCATTTTGTATCATAGAAAATTTCCTCTTTTGACTTATAATACAGCAAATGCTTTGTTTGTCAAGGCATAGAGTCTATGTATGACTAGAAAAAAGGACCAGTATTTCTACTAGTCCAGTTTTCGTTAATAATAAATAAAAGGTATTAGAGTGAACCTATGATAACTCTACGATTATCTAGTACGGCGAAGCCCAGTTCTGCCCATCCGTAGAATCCAGCTCTCTTCTGACGATGAAGAGTATCATCTTCAAAAATCTGAACTTCTTGGCGAATTGGCATGATGAAACTATCTCTCTTGCGCATATCTAGACCTACCACAACTTCAGTATCTGAACCTGGCATACTTGCAGCCAAGGAGGTAGTGAAGAATGCTTGGTATTCTTGACCAACACCAAGTTCATCTAGATCATGAAGATTGACTCCGAATACACGATTTAGACTACCGTCTGCTGCTGTATAAATCTCTCGACGAGTAATTTCGTCAATTTGATCAATACCCCAGTTTCGAATATCTTCCATCGCTTCTGGAGATACAAAAAGATCAGTTAGCATTCCACGATTAGCACTGGTACTATTACCGCCGCCGTTTCGTCTCATGACTGTTTTCATCAAACTTACCAATCTCTTGGTAAATTGACTAGCAGAAGCATCAGAATCATAAACAACGATATTTCGATCAACACCAGCAGCTAACAAAGTATGCCAGCCGTCATCATTCATCTTCTTAACAAAGGAGCCCTCTAAAGCTTCCATTGCTCTGCCAACAACATCCCACCTAGCATCTCTAGCATACTTTAGCAAGTAGTCGATAGATGAACCAATGTCGTAGGTTGGAACCATAACATAGTCACCTTCAACATGACGCTCTGGAATATATCCGTGATTAGGCAAAGTATATGCAACAAAGTCTTTTTCGGTACCTGGTGCAAGAAAATCTAATGGAAATTCTGGAGTAGCACTTTGAGCAAGCTTGATAGGCTCAAATATGCCGTCTAAAATATCTCCACTTAGTAAACCCTGACGAAGAGGCAATTCTAGTGCTTTTGCAAATTCTGCATTAGCGGCTAATGCTACTTCTCTATTTGGCGAACCAGAACGCATCAAAAGATCTGTTAATTCTGGTGTTGGCTGAAATCTCTCTGTTTTAGCTGACATGTTTTATCTCTCCCTGTGATTTAAAAAAAAACTTATAGATTAACTGATACTTTTGCATAACCGTCTGCGTCTGTAGCACTTAAGAATTGACCAATTTGAACAGCATTAGTACTAACAGTACTTACGTTGCCGTTTGCACCAACATAAGCCTTGGCTCCTGCACTTGGAGTGCCAGCAAGGAGATTAGTTGTAACCTGCCCATTTCTGAGTATTGTTACCTTGCCTCCTACCTGGACCTCATCTTTGTGCCAATTGATATGTTGTTTTGTTAGGTCAATATTTACAACATCATTTAGCAGAATTCCTACGGGTAATGAACCAGATGCTACTGAAGCATAAGCAACAACAGCATTGGCATCATCCATAGATACTCCCAACCCGGAAGTAGCGACATTAACACTAACCACACCACCGCGTGTTGCAGTTGTATTCATGAAAAAAGAAACATCAGTCAATAGTTCAATACGATCAGATTTTAAGGCCATTGTAATTTCTCCAGTAAATATTTAGGGACTATTTATTTTTCTTGTTACCTAGTTTGCTGTACACGAATTCTACCAAAGCTGCTCTTGTGGAATTTAATGAAGACTCAGCTGATTCTTCACTAACGCTTAAGCTTACAGAGTCTTCTACTTCAACGTCTTCAAGGACAGATATATCGCTATTGTCTTCAGAAGCTTTCTTCTTAGGATCTTCCTTCTTAGGATCTTCCTTCTTGGTGCCATCTTTTTCTTTCTTGTACTTTTCTAGCCAAGGAGGCAGACCAGCAGCAAAAAGAAAAGTCATAGCATCAAAAGCTTCATCTTCCATAGCATCAAATTTTTCCAATATGCTAGCAACAATTTCAGCATCTAGACCTTTGTCTACTAATGATGCTTTTCTAAGCATGTTCTTTTCTTTCTTCATCATAGCGGCTTCAGCAGCTCGATATGTCTCAATGATACTATTGGCAGTATCTAGTTCTAATCTTATAGCCTGTATAGCAGCTTCAGAATCGTCTTCCATTTTATCCATTTCTTCTTGCATCTTTTTGATCTGCTCTTTGGTCTTTTTTGCAGCCTGAGCCATTTCGTCTTCCATTTCAAGATTGGCCGATGCGAGACCAGCAATTTTGGCTTGAATGCTGTCAGATGCTTCTTTGGTATAGACAACATCATCACTCACTGTTAGCTCTATTTCTTCAGCGACGGTTACCTTCTCTTTTGAACTCATAATAGTATTCTCCGAATTAGTGTTGGCCTGAGTAATAAATACACCTGATTTTATAATTTCTTCTTTTTTTTCCAAAGTACAACTATTGGATTTTTTGTTATCGGTCTCAGATAATAAGTTCTTAGTAAATATTATACTATCCTGATTAGCTGGTCTGTCAACAAAACCCTTGCCAGAAAACGTTATATTTCGCAAGACTCTTCCAATTTTATAATTTTCATGTTCACCAAGACCCCCATAAGACCGCAAATATTTGCTTAAATACGCAGTCTCATTATTTCGAGATAATATTTTATATGTTCCAGTATTTTTTTCTATTAGACCATAATCAAACCCCTTAAAGAAACATTCCATACTAACATACTTAGTACCGTCTTGTATTTCAGCTATTAGTTTTTCGGATCTATCTTTAAGTTCTGGATTAGTAAAAGATTTATATATTACTGATCCTGTTAATATATGATATTTTTCTGGTAGATCTTCCACTTCGGTATTTTCATCTATAAGAATACCTTCCTCTGTAATAGGCCAATTTGATGTGATGTGTCCTATTATTATATTCTCATCATGTTCTAAATTAGTGGGTTTGTCTTCTGGAGTATTTTTTGCTATCCAGACTTCTTTTTTATCAAAGATATCGTCATTTTTATTCCAACTAGAACTAACAAGTATAGACTGCACATAATACAGATCATCATCACTGAAAGATGCTAGACTATGAATATTTTTTTTAATATCTTCAGATTTATGCTCTATTGGCTCTGCTATACAAGCATAAGATATTGAGGCAGAAGAGGATAACTGGGCCTCTAACCCATCTATTTTTTCTTGGTCAAATATATGCATAATGATTAACCCTTATGTTTAATTACCTGCCTCATCATACACCAGACAATAGAAAGAAGCTTTTGCTTGCTCATTCTCACTAACGGATAGTTGTCTACCCAGATCTCCCTGAATAGCTTTTAGCCAAATATAAAATTTAGAGACTATCTTGCTATTAGTCTCCATGTTGTGAAAAGATTCCACTACTTGAGAACTCCCAATGGTGCAGTAAGGGATAAGATTGAGAAGAATATTGGTTTTAACCTGTTCTAGCTCTTGGGACTCTGCACTAGTTAAACTTCTTAAATTTTTCTTATTATAGAATTCTAACATTAGTGGGTTCATAATCTCCCCTATTTTATTCTGAGCTGATGTCGCCCACATTAACATCTTGGCCCCTGTTCTGGGTATAAAGGTCTTGGGCGCTCGCTTTTTCTTATCTTTTGATAGTTTAGGCCTTCCGTCGCCAGATTCTTTCGGCAACGAATCCGATGACGGATCGTTTGCCAACTTCGTTGGTTGTGGTGCTGTTGCTGCTTTCATCTCAAGGGATGTTTTTTCTCCGGGTTTCTTTTTGGGAAGATCAAGTCCTACTTGACTAGGAGCCACTATCCCCAATTGCAGAGATATTTTTTTCAAAGAGTTCTCAAACTGAGGATCAAACCAAGGCCCAGCTTTATCTACCATTCTACTTGTTTTTCTGTCTCGGAATTCTCTGTTCAGTCTGTATTTCTCCATATCTGGATCAAATCCAAATCTTGTTTGTATTAGCTCATCAGATACTAAGTTTCTATCAGCTAGCTGAATG